ATTGTTAGGGTCTTTAGATAATTCACGTGCTAATGTTCCAGTAAGAGTAGCAGCTGCCCATGTGCTTTCAATATCACCAATTCTAATCTTGAACTTACGCCATACGTTTTCAATTTTTCCATTATATTCACTGAATGCTACCTGATGCATAGGAATTGCTTCATAGGTAATAGGTGTATAATCTTCCTTTTTACCTACATTAACTTTAATCATCCCTGTGCTTATAGCTGTATCTTGTAATGCAAGATTAGCTTGCATCATTAAATTAGAACGAGAAATATACTGTGAGACTTGTTTTGTCGCATCTTCTAGTTGCTGCTCGGTGTAATGCTTACCATTTTGCACAGTTCCTTGTTTATATTTCCACCATTCACGGCCAGTAGGCATAAACATTTGCTGTAAGTTTGAGGCAAACTGAGGCACTGCAGCTACGGCTGTATGATCGTATTGGCGATTACTCTTATCAATCTTGTTAACATCGAGCTGACCAGACTTAGTTTCAGGCCTATCCCACTTATTACGCTCTGGTAATGCTAGTCTATATGCTTGCTGAAAATTGGTTAGGTATAAATTACGCTCACCTTCAGCCTTTTTATAGCGTTCCATCCTTAAATCAAATGATTCGAAATCACTCTTACTTGCCTTCTTGGCCATGTTGATACCCTTTTGTTATCTAATTGATACCCAATTGAACCCTAATCGTTATCCAATTCATCCAATTGTAGAACGACCACCTGCAAATACATCTGACAGATTAACTGGGCTTTGTGGCGTAGTATTACCACCAACTCCAGCTAGTTTAGTTGCACCACTATTGAAGCCACTCTGACTTTGTAGGCCTTGAATAAAATCTAGCTCTTGGCCTTGATGCTCTTGTAGCTGTTGATTGTATTGATCGTTTTGCTCTTGTAGCTCTTTAGATTCTTGTGCGTCTATATCACTTGAACCACCGCCACCGCCCATCATTCCGCCCATTATTTACCTCTCGTGATCATATCTATAAAAGGATTGCCCGATCGCGTACCGTTTGCATTCTGTTTTGTCTGTTGTGCACGTGGTTTGTTATGAGCAGTCATTGATTTAAGTTTGGCTAATTTATCAGCCTGTGGAAATTGTGGACAAGCGCCAGCACCTTCGAACACACTAGATGCAATTCTGCGCAAGTCTGCAGCTTCTTCATTGCTAACATGAGCACTACCTATTATCTCATTAACCAGATCATGTGCTTCTACACCATCGTAAGTAACTGGTGATGAGGTAATAGTGTCGTCTGTAATAATTTTAGTCATTTAATTTGCTCCACCCATAAACCAGCACCTTTGGATTCTTTTAATAATCGCTTATATAGCTGGTAAGGTGTAAAACACCAGCTATACCTTAATCCCATTGCATATAATACAAAGCTAATACAAGAATTGATTTGGAAAGTACGCTCAAAGCTATTTAATCTGGTATTAGTTACCTTTAGTATTTTATGTGATAACTCACCCCCATTTATTAGTAGTGGTAATGTTTTTGTTATATCTAACATAGCTGTTTCCAAACCATGTGGTGTTGGGTCTAGTTTCACACCCGTATTATTGCCTTTAAGCTGAATAACGCAGACATGACCGTAATTCTTTTTGAGTAATCTTCCCATCCGTGTTGTAGATCTACCAAATATTACGTAGAACTCTTCTCGTCTGCTGCTGTAATACTCGTGTTTGTACATAAACTATAATCCAACCAATGGTTTTTTTTAATCTCTAGTGGCAATTGTAGTGATATGTTTTCGTACCAATCTACAAATGCATGATTAGGTAGGTTTTGTAGCTTCGTAATCATTTTATCTTTCATACCTTCATATACTGGGAATGGTATAGTTTTATCTGCTCTAAGTTGTTTACATACCATCTTAATGCGCCCATCTATACACTCTTCAACACTCAGGGACATAAATAACTATCCTTATATCATCTGCATTACCACTTTCTTTAGCTTTCTCAGCCTTAATTCTTGGTTTTTCGCTGATAGATAATAATTCCACCTGCCAGCTACTCGTATATGCTCGAGATTGATTAATTAAGTCACGAGCTTCTCTATAAGCATTCTTATTCAGCATTAAGGAATCGCTACTCCAGTAAATTTATACCATGTGGTGCCGGTATATACGTATAACTCACCAGTTTCTACACGAAACCAAGCTTGCCCTTGAAACTTACCATCAGCAGCGGCAGGCTCACCATTATTTCCAGCTATTGCCATACTATGCCAGTCTGTACCATTGCTAGCCATAGCTAGCTTAAGATCACTTGCATAATGAGCTTCACCAGGTACATGTGTTGATGGAGCATTGGCATATGTAGTGGAATTAAGTACAACCTCACCAGAACCCCCACTTTTGCCAATAACTAGCCATGTAGTGCCATTCCAAGCCTGTAATGTATTAGGAGTTCCTAAGATGTTCACCATCAACACTAAGCTCTCACCGCTATTCACCTGCGCTTTAAGATCAGCTGGTACATCATCTGTACTAGCGTATGTAGGCCAGATAGAGAACATGTCATATGCTAATAAATCAGCCTTGCTACCTTTAACTTTCATAACTTAATCCTATACAGATGTAATCGCTTCCCAAGCTGTGCCGTTATATACGTTAAGCTTGTTAGTAGATGTATTGAATATAATCCTGCCTTTAGGCACATTGGTAAGAGCATCACGTTGAGCAGTGGTGTAATGTACAGGTTCAATACGCTGTTTGTTATTTAACACATCTGCTTTACTGTCTTGTATCTTCATTTAACTAATCTCCATGTTTAAGTTTATTAAGGGTATTCTTGAGTTCATCGGATAATTCTTGAAATTCTTGCACGCTAGCTTGGCTTTTAGCTGCCAAATCAAACACACGCACCATTGATTCTGCCTCTTCTGGCGTAATCTCTTCACGTATTAGCGCTTTAATAGTCAAACGCATATGTTCTAGCACGTCATCAGTATCAGCAGCACCAGGTATATGTACGGTTCGTCCCATTGCTTTAGGCTGACAGGCAAACTTAGTCATAAACTTGAACAAAGGCATGTTAAAATCTTTATTTGCTACGTTCTCACGGCCTAATTTCTGGTAATATCTATGCCTATTAAAGGCTGCAATCTTAAAAGCTTCGGAAAACACTGAGTGTTTATTAGCCCATTCATGCAATGTGTCTATGTGAACACCGATTTCATAAGCTATTTCGATATTGGTATAACCAAGTTTTCCCAGCTCCATAGCAAGTGGTGGGTGTTTAACCGGGTCATATTTAGATGGTCTACCTAATTTAGGTGTATCTGACATGCTTTACCTATGTAAAGTTGTTTTTAGTATAGTAAGCGTACATTTAGGAGGTGTCAAATTAGAAGTACATTAGGAGGGTTTAAGTAATGATAGTTAGAGAACTAATTGAGCAGCTAAATAGAATAAATCCGGAGTTGGAAGTGAACTTATATGGTTCCAAAGATCTAGTAGAAATACTTGTAAAAGATGGCAGTGATCATAATGACTGCTTGTTATTTGGTGCGGAAGATACTGATGGTAGCGCTGATGTTCGTTATGATTGTGCTGCATATTATAAAATCGTCTACAGTGAAATTCACAAGTTCTATCAAGATACAGAGCAAAGATGTACTGAGTGTAGTAAATATCTGGAAGATCACAATGCTAGTTAGGGAACTAATTGAAGAGTTAAATAACATAAATCCGGAGATAGAAGTTACTATAGATGGTCGTGAGATAGAGAACATAATTGTATATGATGATGATCTAGATACCGACGATACGGATTGCGTGTTAGTTAGCTGGGCATACAGTTAATTTAATCCTTACTTTGACATCCATATTGTGGTTTATGCTTTCTAGCAGCTAGATAGGCAGATAAGCCTTTCTTATCGACTATTAAGCCACAATTGAGACACACGCAGCGCATACTATAGTATAACGTACATTTATTACATAATGGACATTTCGTAATCATTAATTTTCCCTGTATAATAATATTGCCACATAGTACTAGCTACTAATGGATTGGGGTAACCGGTTTTATTGTGTGGCACCTAAACTTGTACGTATGTATTCTGTATTTTATCTGGTGGTTGATGATCTAATGCTTCAATAATCCACTTTAATGCTTGTCCTGAATATATATGCTCATTTACTACTCTAATTAATCTATATCCTATAATTGATGCTGTATTGTATTTTTCACAGTCATCCGTAAACCCTTTGCCAGTTATATGTCTGCCTTTTGTCCATACACCGCCTTCTACCTCACACAGAAGTCCATCATAAGGCCATGCAAAATCAGCTCGCCACTTACGTTTAGGATAAAACTTATATTCCATCTCTGGTAAGGGAAATCCTTCGGCTTTATGTAACAAATAGAACTGTTGGTATAAGTCTTTTTCAAGTTTGGACTGTGTGGGCATTAATAATAGTCAGCTATTTCATAATCATTAGATAACTCAGTTAGTTTATCTCTGACACTCTGCAGTAGATCATATTCATTATGTTCATCGCTTACGCCTTCACCTTCGACTAACTTTCCACTCTCGTAATGAAATCCATACTTGATTACTCCACGTAAATATTGATCCATATCAAATAATAGGCTCATATAATCACCTACTTTCAACATATTGTAATGTAGCTGCTTTTCATCTGGTTCAGCAAGATCAAATTCTATTATAGCTTTAGGCATGTGTGTGTCCTTTATGTGTATTAAGTTGAGCTGCCCCTATGGATTAAAAAGGCAGCTCATGTAAACAACGCGCATAAGGAGTTCTCGTATATGGCGTCGATTAATTATATTGTTTGTGTGGGTGGTTGACAAGTAGTTAGGTCAATTTCCCTAATAATTAGCGGCACCTGATCTTTGGTTATTTTATTTACCCACTGTTGCTGACCTGCTAGACAGGCACTATAAGAATCACACTTTAATACGGTAATCTCTCTGTTAAGATTATAACATGGGTGAATGACTCTAACCTCATAGTGCTCCTTTGCACCTAATGTTACCCGAAATACACGTACCCACGCAGGGTATATCTTACCCTCAATAGATAGTCGTATCGTATTATAGAATATGCCACGTACTTTTCTCTCTTTAAAAAATCCATTTTCCATTTATAAACCTCCTGGTTAATTTAAACATTTATATACTTAGCTGGAAACGTGCTCGGTGATATAGCATCACTATCAGTATTATCACTAACATCATCGCCCTCATCACTAATACTACCTTCTGGATGAGAGCAATAATTAAATAATGTAGTTGTTGATTCTGCGCGAGATCTTCTTGTTATAAATGCTTGGCGCCTATTTTCTGCTTCTTCATCTGTAAGATCCCTGAAGCCTTCCACGCTTATCTTTTTTTGACATAATGATGGCTCTACCATTCTATAACGAAAAATAAGTAGCCCAATTCCCAATACACCAAGCACACCTGCACCAACCGCACTAGCAAGTGATTCATTGCTTTGAAGACAACTAGCTGGACAAGCAGGTGATGGCACACTTTGATTACCCTCTATCGCCTCTATTTGTATATGAAAACATGTGATTAAAACGTAAATACACGCAAATATAGAGACCGACCCTCCAGTTGATAATGCTACCTTACGTACTCTTTCCTTATTCATTTGCTATCCTCCTGATAATTATCGCAAAATATATCATCGTCTCTTTATCCTCATTCCACATATAATAGCCAAAGCCATTATCAATAATATTATCGCAGGTGGAGCATAAACAGGCAATAACACCAGCCACCATGACCAAGCTATATACCCTGCAAGCTTACAAAATATGAACACTAGGCTAAGCAAAGGTAGATAAGTTAGATTAATCTTCATAAACCTCCTATTTAGTTTAGTTGTTGCCTAATTGGCAACAACTGAATCTCTAGATTTCATTCTTAACTCGCGCATAACTCCCTCAGACAGGACTTCAAAACCAGCTTCTTGGAGGCTTTGGTTCCATAACCTTTTCAACTCTTCAATCTTCGCAATCTCTTTTATAATGCTAAAATATTGATCATTTTCTCTGTTATATATATACACATCATCTAAAATATCACTCATATCGCACCGATTCTTCTATCCACAACTAATACAAACTTATACATTTTTATACATATACTATTAACATATACTTAAATATCTATAACCCTTGAACAGATAGAGTGATTTAGACAAATACTCACCTAGGGGATGCTACTGCTAACATCCACCTAGTGATTGTCTAATGTGACATCTATGTGACCTATAACCCCGTCACAGCATATCGCTCATTAGTCCATGGCTATTACTACTTCCCATGTTATAGCTATTACGCCTGTAGCCAGGCCCCATCCTAGGTTAGCTATGCCCTATATATAGGGTCACTCATGTCTATTAGGCTCTGGATAGTCCACACACGGTAGCCTATTGATCACCTTAATAGATGGCTGTAGAGGGAGTGGCAACAAACGTGGGGGTAAGATGCCGTACTACAACCATCTGCTAAGATGATCTACAATTAACCCCCGCCACAGTACTTTTTGTACTTCTCACGAGTTAAAGGGCTAAAAAATAAACTATTATGTTGAAATCTTTGATTGGGTATGTATAATCTGAGACTCATAACGTAGTTTATTTTTGATAGCAGAAAAAAATATACCACTACTTGAAAGCCCTGGCAAGCTAAGTTATGTCAGGGCTTTTTTTATGAATAGTATGGTGCGCACGCTTTGCCAAAAGCTGAATGGCTAGTATAAATTGACTTATCACCTTTTTTATCATTAATACCATGTATTACAACACTTTTTGCGTTAGTCTCATTCTTCAGGCCATATATTAGCCGAGAATATCTTAGTTCTTTCTCTTTAATTTTGATCGTAAGTGAGTGTAATATGTCATCAATATATACTGTTATATAATAATATTTCATTTAAACGCCTCCGCTGGTTCTAATTCACCATCTATAAAAAGCCAATGCCTTTTAATTGATTTGGTTGTCGCTTTCTCATATGTGCTTATCTGGTACCAATTCACTGTCAACCACCTTCCACCAGCCATTAATAATGGCTAGTTTTAACTTTTCTACATATCATACATTTCATATATACTGTAGTACTTGATTCGACCCAACAGTCTGTACTTAATATCTTCCATTCATGACCTAATAAGCATTTCATGATTAACACCTTCTTAGTTTAGGGTAATTTTCTTTGGCTGAAGTATCTACTAATTCACATTTAAAGATTTTCTCTTGAATTGAACTCTTTATTAGGGCAAACGTTACAAATGCCTCAACTTCATTCTGAGTAGTATAATTAACTAGCGCAATATTTTTACCTTTATACTTATTAGCATACTGGCAAGTAAAGTAATATATGCCCGTACTTAAGCACCTAGTCAGCCATACCGTCACATCGTCTGATTGGTGATAACGCATTAATCTACGTGGTATTGGTTTAAATATCTTGTGATTCTCCATAGTTTATCCTTTTTTTAGTTGTTTAGTGATTTCGAGGTAAGATATATCATTTTTAATATTTCTTATTGTGTAATATGAACGCTTATACTTTAACATGAGATCAGGCACAGACAGCTTAGAACGATAGATATCTATAACCTGTGCTTGTGTTAGCCTAGGTATGGTTTGGGGCGCTCCTAGTCCTCTAGTTGCAAATGACCATGCCTTACGCTGCTTGATATGAGAAACCGTAGCAAGACAAATCCCATATTCAGCAGCAATAATATCTCTTGGCCTAGTATCCTTATAAATAGCTACAGCCTTATTATTTGTTAATTTAGCATTTCTAATTCGTTTCTTACCTTTAAACTTCTTATTATATGATACATTATTTAGGAAAGTTTCATTGGCTAAATCTGCCTTTGCACATGCATCCTTAAAATCCATTATACCTCCTCAATCTTTTTGCGCCTTTTACTCTCTAACTTCTTTAACCGCCTATCAAAATCAATTAAATGCGCCGTGATCATATTTAGCGCTTTATCTAAGCCTTTCCATTGCTCGAGCATTATTTCATGCGTACGGTTAGTACTAAATGCTGTAAATGTACAGCTAATAAACTCTGCTATCTCTTTTTCACTTAGTTTTTTCATTCATTTATTCCTTTATAGCTGAACATCTCTTCATATGTTACTTCTCCTTTACTATGTTGATGTATTTTGACAGCAACAGGCCCTGGTATTCTTCTCCTACGCGAAGCATACGAAAGTAACGTCTCTTTAGTTACGCCTATTTCAGCCCCTATATAAGCTGTATATCTGTTTTTCGACCACTCCTTTTTAGCAGCTTCCTTTCTTAAGTACTCATCTAGGTTCATTTCTACCATCCTTAATAAATAGTACACTTTGTACTTGACAATGAATATTACCATAAGTACTATGTAGATGTAAACAACAACATAACTGGAAGGAGAATATCATGGATCGTAAATATAGTAATTTTATCGGTAACTTAGAATATTTAGTTGATTGTCATGAAAGCTGGAGGGCTGTAGATGATGAACAAAGATTAGAAATATATAACTTATATGGTGAAACTAAAGAAGGAGTTAATTTATATAATGGATCACTTAAAGATGAAGGTATTAGAGAATCAGGCTTAGATATAGAGTTTTATACTTTGACTGCTAAACTATTATCAGATTTAGATACTTGTGAAAGTATTGAGGTTAAAAGTGAACTAATGGATGTTTTATTACAAATATTAGACCCAGCTTTATATTTGATTATGGAAGATTATTTTAATAGTGAGAAAGATAGTAGAGAAGTGGAAAAGTGTGATGATTTTCACCCAACTTTTGCTGAAGATCATGCTGATAGATTAGCTAACTATGGAGGGTTTTAATCATGGGAGTTATAGCTAGGTTATTTAATATAGATGACAAGATGTATGGTAATGATATAGATAGGCTTGGAGAGTTGAGAGATCAGATTAAAGAGCTGAAGAAAGAGGAGGTAGAACTAAAAGAGAAGATACTAGCTGCTAATAAGGATAGTGGTAAAGGTGATCGTTATATGATGATAGTTGAAGATTGTATGAGATCGGCTTTAGATGGAAAGATGCTAAAGTCGGTGTATGGTCAAACTTGGTATGATGACCATTCAAAAACTAATAAGTTTAAGAAGTTAATTATATGTAAACAACAAAGTAAGGAGTCATAGAAATGAGAGAGATATCAACAGTAGAGGCAAGAGAGAATTTTTCAGAGCTGCTAAATATGGTAGCTTATGGAGGCAACAATACAGTGCTAACTAGAAGAGGTAAGCCGTTATTAGCTTTGGTAACCTTATCGGACCTGCAAATGATCAATAAGCTTAAGAAAAGCCAGGAAAGTATAACTAATAGATTCACAGAGGTGAAAAATGGACAAGTATGAGCAAGAGATAGTTAAAATATTAGATCAAATTGCACCAATAATTGACTCACACCCAGTACCAACGGTAATAAGTGTTGCTTTTTCTTTGGTTGGTACTTTAATACAAACTAGTATTACCAGATGTGATATACCTGTTATGACTGAACTTAGTGTAGCTTTAAATAGAATGATTATAATGCTTAGAAATGGAACGGATAATCTTGATCTTACTTTGGATGATGAAATAGAGGATGATAATGATGACACGAAACATTAAACTTAATAAGGCTAAGCAAGAAGAATTAGAAAAATCAGTCAATGATGTAATGGTCATGCTAGATGGTAAGAGAATAAAGCTTGTTATAAATGTCGCTTTCTCTATTGTAGCTACCGTTATTGAAACACTAAAAGAAGATAAAGATATGCCGGCAATAGCTGAAATTGAGGCGGGTTTGCGCGGCTTAACTGAAGATCTTTCAGAGTGGACACTAAAACATATAACGACAATTATTAACGATGTAACCAAGAAGGATGATAACGATGCAACCAAACATTAACTTTAAATTAAGCGAATCTAGTACAGAGCTAACAAAAGCTTTATTTGAGATACAGAAAAATATAGGTAAGCTCTATAAGAATACGGAGAATCCATTCCATAAAAGCAAATATGCTGATCTAACAGCCGTATTAAGTTTGGCCAAAGATCAGTTTAACGAGCATGGTATTTTATTAATACAAACTGCTATAACTACTGAAGGTAGAGCAGGAGTTATAACACGCTTAACACATAATACTAGCGGTGAATGGCTAGAAACCACACTTCTACACTCATGTCCTAAGTCAGGACCCCAGCCAGAAGGAGCATGTATCACGTATGCGCGTAGATATTCATTGCTGGCACTATTAGGCTTGGCTCAAGAAGATAGCGACGGTGAGGGTGCTATGCTGCGTAAAACACAGATTAAAGCAGAGGATGCTCTATATGCAGCTAAGCAATTTACATCACAAGGAAAGCTAAAAGACTACATAAACTCACTAGATCCAGATTTGGTAGCGCAGATTAAGCCTGAATTAAAGCCAATCTGGAATAATTTTAATGTACCTGTGCAAAATACGGAGGTTGATGATGCTTGATTTATTTATGTTCATGGCATTCCTAATAGTATGTTTAGGACTATGCTGTATAGGTGCTTTTGTGTGCAATGTGTGTGAGAAATTTTATAATAGAGGAGAGTGGTAATGGAAAAATCAATGATGTTTAACTATGCGATATTAAAAGAGTATTCTTATAAAAATATATATATACGTACTATATTGGCAAATGATAAGTCTAAATATAATTTTCATGTTCAGCTAAGCCATCCATTATATCGTAAAGGCAAGTATGTAGCGCTAGATTCCGTTAGAACATGCAAAGAGGCTATTGCCTTACATGATGGCTGGGTTAGGAAGATTAGAAGTGATGAGGCTGATCAGTTTGTTCCTGAATATGACCTAACCGAAAACCATACTGCTTTACATGGACCAAATAAATGAGTAAAAACAAAATAAGCGAAGAAGAACTACTAATCCGCGAAAGCATTATTCAGTTGCATAAATCTTATATGATTCTTAAAGAGTTAGAATTTAGTTATAATGCAAGATTAACGCAACTAGAAAATGACGAAATTAAGGCTAAGGAAAAGAAATGATGTATATAGGCTTATCATTTGTAGTTATTTTGTTTATAGTGTGGCTTTATTTAGAAGGCACGGGAAGATGGTAAGGTATGTAACTTGTAAAAAGTGCAAGTGGGTTAGTGTGGGATATTCTAAGGATTTTGTAGTAAATGAAATTAATGAGTTTAATAATTACTATGATACTTTAGATGAAGAAACACAGGATCATTTTAGTGGCCGCTCTAGCTTAGAGAACTATAAGTGTATTAATTGTAATGGTAAGCGATTTAAAATAGCCAGTACAAAAGATATAGAAAGAGTGGCCAACCGTACGTTATGTTCTGTTGTGTTTGAGGAATAATGTGAAAACGATTGTAGAATTTATTGTATATATAGTGCCCAGCATGTTATTTGTGATTTTATTGATAATGCTAGTAATGCTTTGCTGTGGATACTTGAAATAGTTGGAGATAATGATATGAAAACATTGCTTGATGCAGCTCACAATGGAGAAACTGTTACAGCAACCATAATGAAGGTTGAGCCTTACATAAGTAAAAAAGGTAATGCTACCTTGAAAATAGGCATGATATGTAAAGATACCGGTGGTTTTAAACTAGAAGGATGGATTACCCAGTACTTTTCACCTGCTGGAGAATGGTTTAATCAGATGTTCTTAGATGCCTTATTTAAGCCTAGTAGGGTTCTATTTGAAGCTGATGACTGGATATATAATGAGAATGAGCTTAAATACAATACTGCTAAATGCCAGCTAGGGCTTGAGGAATACAACGGTAAGATGTATCCCAAAGCTTCTAAATGGATAGCAGCCGCTCGTGATGATAAGCCTGCTAATACAACTATCACTAGCAAGGCAAACCCAGAGCCAACCGATGATTTCGATGATGATATACCATTTTAGATAAACAAAAGAGAAGAGAAGCAATGAATAAAATTAAGGACTGGTTAGGCATAATTATACTTGTTAGTTTTGTTGGATGGGGTACATCTACCGTATCTAAAGATTTTAAGCTATGGGACAAGCAAGGTACGCAACCTAAACTTGCTCAGGCTACCTATGTCAAAGAAACAGGTATCCCATTTAAAATGCCTTATGTGGCTGCTAAATCGAATAAATCAGTATTTAAATGGAGGTAATATTATGAAAGCAAGACAGTTAATGCGTATAACATTAGTAATGGCCATTCCGTTATTAGCCAGTTGTTCAGTATTTTCTACATGGAAACAGAATATCATTGGCCAAAAGCTAGAAGCTTATTACTCATCACAGGCAAAGGTAGTGTGTTTTACCACTTCCTCTGCGCAGCAAGAGAATGTTTATTGCTTGCCAGCTAAAGATGTAGATTTAACTAATCTTACACCTGAGAAATGGACTATTTTATAACAAGTTTAACAACAAAGGAGAAGAAAATGAAAGTAACAATTAACTTAACTAAGAAGCAGATTCAATCAATTTTGAATCAATTAAATAAAAATAGTCAGGAACCTATAGAGGTAACTGTTGAAGAAGCTAAAGAGCATGTGATTAAGAAGATAGCAGATGTAAAGTTTTCGGATGAGCATCGTGTACAAGGTAATATTGTCGCATCACTTAAACGCAACAAAGTTAGCACTGTGAAAAAACTAGCTAAAATGACTGAAAAAGAACTTTTAGCCCTACCTAGAATATCTAAAGGTACTATTAAACGTATAGTAGACGCTTTAGAAGCAATAGGCGTTAAGCTAAAAGGATAAAATATGTTAGTTTTAACTAGAAATAGAGGGGAAGTGATAGTTATAACTGACTCTAATACAGGAACAACCACGCATGTTACGGTAAATGAAATCACTAATAAACAAGTTAAGTTAGGATTACATGCACCAGCATACGTAACGATTGATCGTTTAGAAGTTGCTGCTCGTAAGCATGCGTAATTGTTCTATGTGGAACTAGTAGGGTGTTATGCCCTGCTAGGTCCTTCTGTTTTAAAGCTTATGCTAATTACACAGGCAGCCCCATGATTATATAAATATAATCTATTTGCCACTTTAGTTTTAATCCTAATTGTTTCACCCTGCTCTAATAACTTCATAGTTGAAACATTAGGTGCAATAGGCACACTAACAATAGGATTAGTTAAATCTACAAATATATTATTTCCTGTAGATAAAATGTCTACTAACCCTGTATTTCCAGGTATATTTATAGTAGTGCTTTGTCCAGCACCAAATTCACCCGACCATATATTCCCATCCAAATCTATTTCTACCATTAGCCAAAATCTCCTACTGGTCTACCAGCTGTGCTTACATCTTCATACTGATTGCGCGTACGTCCAAAGATTACACATAAATATGTGGCGGATGCAGCGGAATTATATAAATGTAAATTATCTACTGTTGAAATTAAATACATATAGTTTGCTTCTTGGTTATCTAATAAATGTAAGTTATTAGATGTTAGCGTGGCTGGAATACTAACAATAGCTGCTGTTAGATCAACAAAAACACTACCACTGTTTACTACTATATGTACTATGTTAGCTTCGTCAGGCACGGCTATGGTTTGCGCAGTTGTTGCAGCTAATGTGCCGGTATAGCTTTTAGTACTTAGTGAGTTCCAAGGCCTCATTATTTCACCGTGTATATCATATATACTTTTAGCATAGTTTTGCTTCATTTATCATACTCCTTGTTATTCAACTTCCTTATGGCGGCCATTTCAGCATTATTATTGCGATGGCCGATGATGCAATTAACAACATCAATTCTACACACTCTAAGCTCACTTTGGCAAGCAGGTAGCTGAGATGGTATAGGTTTGTAATATGAGCCCTTAAGCGGTGCATATGTAGAGTTATCGGCTAGATAGGCCGGTATGGCTGGCACACTAATTACTTTTGGTTTGATACTCGAGCATCCAACTAGGGTTAGAATTGCCAGACAAATGACCGGTAGAGTTAAGCTCTTGTAAGGCATGCCTCTGTATCTCCAAGTTGCTGTATAAATCCTTTTCAGCTTGAACAGTTGCTTGTTCTGTTACGACCCGTCTATGCGTTTGCAACTTTAATTGCTCAGAAGAAATCTCGTACGCCGTCCTAAGTTGGAAAAATTCAAGAATATAGTAAGCAGCACCTGACAGAACAAGCGACATAATTATACCAGATACAATAGTACCTTTTAAACCAAACATGCTACTCCATATCTTCAAAATGAAATATACGGTTACGTAGTCCTTTTTTTGCCCATTGCCATACTGGGTCAATCTTATGATCATTAATATAGGTCAAATGAAGATAATACGGGAAAGCACCTTCTATACGGTTACAGCTGTTAATTGCTTTAATTGACTGACTGCCTAAAACACCATCAGGTTTAAGGTTTGTATCACATAGGTCATTAGATACAACCTGTAGTACTTTGTTAGGACGATAAGCTCCCATATTAACTTGGGCTAGAAAAACAGTGATAGCAAGTTCAGGGTCGCTAATTCTGGATGCACCATATTTGCACCACCAGTATTTTCTATATAGCGCTTTCGCTTTTCCTCGCCTGAGGGTTTGGATGGTTTTTTTACTGGCTTTTTGCGTAATAGTTTCTTGATAGCTTTTAAGAGTCCACCCGAATTTCGTCGGGCCGCCGGGGTCTCGCGGATTATCATGATATTCTACTCCTTCATATTTCATTAATACATTAAATGCTCTGTCATAAGTTAAGCTATAGCTAGTAGTACTAACAACTATCATTAATAACATGAGTAATTTATAACCCATAAGCACCTAACACCTGGTTGTTATTATAGTTATGCATCATTGTTGGAGGTTTATAGTCATGTACAAACTGAGATAATGCTAGAAAGGCATCTGCTGCGTCTGAGGCCCAATCATGAAGCGGCTTATTTTCATAACGCATAGTATTAGAGTTAAAATGTTTTCTATAGCTGCGTAAACACTCAAGTCCACGAGCACATTTTGATTGACTAAATATCACCTTAGGTAGTGTAGCTCGCCCCCAATCAATAGCTGTTTGCTTACTGGTCACTCTAGTTAAGCAATTAAACTTCACGCCATATTTTCTACCTTCATCAACATAAGTAATTGCCTCAACACCGCGTCTTGAATTACCATCGTGCGGTAGATAATGACCGCCATATGATACTTGATACCTATCTCGAAAGTCTTTAATTACATTGATATAGTGTGAGAAACTTTTGCCTGAGTCTTCGTAGTAATCAACGCATTTAACTTCCTCCATCCTATTAATATCTGGAGAGAATTGTACAAACCATATTACGGTTGAGTCACTATTGCCCAAGTCCCAGAACGTATAAACTTGTAATGCTGGATCAACTGGGAAATCTCTTACCCTGCCTTCATCATATGCTCGTCTAATGGCATCTGCAAAGTAAGCACCCTCTTTAGATGCATCAAATGAGCAGAAATACTCTTGCTGTAAGAAGTCTTCTGACACTCCCTCTATGCGCTCTTTATCTAGATCATCTTGAGTAAAAATAGTATATTTAGCTGTATCTTCTATAGTAAGCTTTTTAGCAAACCATTCTGCATTATCTTGAACATTATTCCATAGCTCACGTACATGGTTATGGCCAAAAGGAGTGGTAATAAATATTTCAAAACCATTCTGCTTTAATATTGAGGGTCTGACTATTCGTCTAGCTGCAGGATCTTGTTGCGCAAACTCATCGTAGATAACACCTTTTGGATTATCACCACGCAGCTTAGAATGACTTTGTAATGCAGTTCCCATTAGACGTAGTATACTTCCATTGATGAAATGGATACTTAGGTTTTGGTTGTCTATCTTGCTAATAATTCCAGGAGGGAAATACTCGATAAAGTCTTGCCCATCATCGCTTGCACCCTCCCAGATAATTCGCTTAGCTTGCTCACGAGTAGGAAAAAGATAGTAATAGACTCCTTTTTCTCTACATGCAGCAGCTGAGAATATATTAATAGCCGTAATAGTTTTGCCAGCTCGTCTATGCCATAACAGTAGTATCTTTCTAATGTTTTTATTAAAGAAAGCATCCCACACATCTTTTTGGTAATCGCGCCATTCAAAACGATATGGAAATTCTACAGTTAAGGTCATAGTTTAATATACCACCCCCAGTATGATGTAGGCTGTGTTACGTTCATAGCCTGACTGGAGCCTGTAGAATCAGTCGGCGTTAGTGTACTGGACACTTTAGTTACTAGTCCGTCTGGATCTTTCTCTGCCATAGGTGTTGGATTGCTAGGCTGGTTACCATGTGTATGAGCTGCCATCTCTCTCACTCTAGCAAGATGAGTATTTTCACCCTCCCAGTATCCAAGATCTTTAACGGTCATCGAACGATGCATGGTATGTACTGCTCCTACACCACCAGTATCAGTAATATCAATTGGTACAGTAGAATCAGGCGTAACATCAGTTGAGGCCAGAGCTAAATATATAGTAGTAGCACTAACACCTATCACGTAATAAGTTGTTGAGATTGCTAATGGTGCTGGCAATGAGCCAGTAGAAGTTAATGTAACTGGCGCACCCCATGGGAAAGCAATTGCTGCATTGGCTGCACCCACTAAAGTAAGAGTTAATTTATTAGTTGCTACATCAACACTAAAAGCACAGCTAAATGACTGAGCCCGATAATTGGCACTGACCATATTACCGCATCGAGGTAGTGCTATAGCTTTATTGGCCGCATAATCAGCTGCTGCGCTTGCACCACGTGCTGTAGCAGCACCAACTGAATCATATACTGGTAGATATGAATTAATACCTTTATCCCATATTAGAGCAAATAGTGTTTCTGTATCGGCATTAGCTCGATTACTTGCACCAGAGGTAGCATTTCCTATAGTACCGTCATCTAAGGCAACCCATCCTGTAGGCGCAGTATCAGTAAACATTTCTACTTTCATCCCAGTTAAAAAACCACTAATAGTAGCGCTTTCTAAAGTGCTTAAAGTATCTCTAACTGTACTTGTTGCTCCAGCATTATTATAGTACTTAACAATCCGAGCACCATCAGTACCTGAATTACCATTAAATAGCTCACTGCGTAATGTAGAACATCCAGTATCTTCCGTTACCGTACCAATAATGACATCAGCATCAGTATTGGTAGTAATAACTGGAATGCCAGCACCGGTATTAGCTGGAAGTTTGGTAATTTGGTTAATACTTTCCCCACCGCTGTCGTCTACATATGGAGGGTATTGTAAGCTCAATGCAGTAAAATGCGTCTCTAGCTGTTGCATCATTAGTACCATACGATCAACTTCATTATTGATATTTATAGCACTAAAATTTCCACCAACTGTAAAGTCAGTAGAACGATTATAGGGCATTTGCCTTCTTACAGTAATAACCGTACCTGCTGAATAAGCACTATCAAAAGTGAAAGTACGAGTAGCAGGCGTAGGATTAATACCCGCTCCAACTACTGTGTATGCATTAGCAGCAACTAAGAATGCGCCTGCATAAACTTCTATATCGGTTGCCAGTTCAAAGGCAAAAGGTATAGAGTAAGTAACCTGACCCGCTCCTGCTACATATTGTTCTCTTGATTTTGTTAATTCAATAGCCATAATTTACCTCTTATACTTGTATATATTGGTCTTTTTGTTTTGCTTGTTCTTGTGCTACGCTTTTAATGTAGCCTGGATCTAATTCATCCATAATTGCATTCGTAAACTGCTTCCATACATAGTTATGTGTTAACCATGTACCAGAAAATACATTGTAGTTGGCAAAGTTAAGCATTGCCTTGCCTGCATTTCCCCAGTAACTCATTCGCTTAGGATGGCTATTAAATGGATTTAGGTTAGCAGCTAATTTAACTACATCATTTACTGACTGGAATGTAGGTGGTATAAAGTTATCAGAAAAACTATGCCCATATTCGCTATAATTTCCTTTCATATAGTCACCAAACATTCCCATACCACCCCCCATGCTAATAGCATTTATCCAGCCTTGTGAACTTGCTGGATTAGGAAGCTGTCCATTAGTCCATAACTGCTTACCGGAGTTAGCTAGATATCCTAGTAATGTAGCTGTAATCATATTCTGTACTAAGCCACCAACTGTAGACCCTTCTTCTTTTATAGTACGACCTATAGTTCGTCGTGTGATGGCTAAAGGATACTGCTTAAACTGTGTCATAATTCTTGCAAATTCACCAGCTACAGTACCTGATTGCAGTCCACGATTAAGCATCGCCTGTTCAGAAATTCCTTCTGACATTTGCGCTGTGTTAGTTTGATCGGTTAGATAAGTAGAAAGCATTTGTGACATGTGCTCTTTAACAGCTTCTTTATCTTTATCAGTTAATTTAGATACATCTTTATCTAAGTATGTTGCCATACTTTCATCAGTAGCAGTATCAAACATATCTGGTGTAGCATACATCCTATGATCAATATTACGCATAGACTCTTTATTATCTTGCAATAAAGCATGTTCTTTTTCACCATAACCATATGCATTTAGAGTGCTTTTTAGTAGCTTAGGTAAACGTTCATAAGTTAAGTTAGCTTTTTTAGCCAAGTGATGAGAGAGTGCCGTAGCAACTCCACTACGCAGTGAGTTATCAAAAGTTTGGTGGAAATTTAGCTTACTCAATAAGTTTTGCACTCTCGACATTTGGCCGATAGGAGAATCACCTGCCCTAAATAAAGCTGCATGCATACCTAGTGTTTGCTCTGCAGTAATTCCTAATAAATTTCCTACTTCTTTTCTTGTTTTATTATCTAGAGGCCCTAACATATGACTGAATGATTTGTGCCACTGATCAAATAAGTTAAAACCATTATGCCTTAAGGTAGAAATAGCTCCCACATGATCAGTAAACATAGAAAATATAATATTACCAAGTTTAAATAAATACTGCGATGCTCGAATGCTTTTACCTATTTTAGCACCTAAATTGTCATGTGGCATTGCATGATAACCCATTACATTTCTATAATATTTGTCACCTTTATTAAGTTGGCTAACAATTCTATGGTTATCTTTATTATTTTTCCTAACTTGTTCTTTAAGTCCTTGATAAAATTCATCTGGACGATCGGTCATTCTATTTAATAGCACATAGTTATTAGCTTGTCCCATAAGAGATTGAACGACAGAATCAGCTAAATTTCCTGACCCATATTTATTATTATTTTCAATCCAAGACTCACCATCTTTATAATGAAGCACCCTATTTCTTTCAATCTTTTTAGCAAGATTAACATTATCTTTAGCTATTTTAGATAACTGACCTTGAGTAATAACTCCAAAAATATGATCAAGAATCTTGCTCATTTTTTCATCTGTATATACTTCAGTTGAATTACCTACAACAGCCCTGAAGGTTCTTTCAAGATTAAGTCTTTGTAGTTGGTCTTGTTTCCAAGTTTCTTTTGATTCATTATATAATTTATCACCAGCTATTTTTGCAGACTCTACAATAGAATGGCCTTCTGCTCTAGCTTCACCCCAATATTGTTTACGTTTGGCTATCATTTCACCTACGCCTCTACCGCCTCGCATCATTTTCTCAGGATCATGATGCTGTGAAGCAATAAAGTCTTGTAGCTCTTTAATCTCGGCACCATGTCTATTTTGCAAAACTCTAAGTTTCTCATAATGCTCATTAATAATCTTAGCAGCTTTACGCGCAAGTTCATTCTTAACAGTTCTACTTGCCAAAGCATTAGCAAGATCTATTTCATCAGCTGGATTTTTCCGTGTTCCATTAAAGAAATCTAATAGTTTTTCTTGTTTAAACTGTTTAACAATATCACCCAATACACGTTTTTTCATGGAGTTCGAATTGGCTGCTACTGAATCTGCTCTTCCAGTTTCCTTACCAAATACACCAGAAATAAAAGAGATTAAGCCATCTTTTTTATTTTTAAATGATTCTACTTTCGCAACGGCATTCTGTAATTTGGCAGTGCGCATCCATTTATCACGTTTAAACTTCTCAACATCATATCTATTTAATAGCTCATCTTGTAAGCGTTTAAGTAACTCCTCTTTATTATTAGCATTATCTTTAAACGTAGATTTAATTTCTTCATACACTTGTTGTGGTGTGTCCCCATTAAAAATCTTTGCAGGTACATCTTTTAAAAATCCAAAACATTTCTGCTTACTCATTCAGCACCCCCTAACATACACTGTACTGTATCGGATAGCATTTTTGGTAACTTATCGTACCAAGTTTGGGCATCATCTATTTCATCTTGAGTTTTATCCATAGCATCTTGACTAAGATTCCCTGCATCAACCTGTCTTTGTGCTTCGTCTTTCCAATGGTCAGCAGTTTCCATTTTAGGAGATTCAAGTTCAGCTGTAAGCTTAGGTTGTAGTTGCTCCACATCTGCTACATCAGCTTGAGCATTACCTGATGCATGCTGCTGATAGATATCATCAAGACTTTTAACATCTGTAGGGTCCATAGATAGTGAGGCATGCTGTGCATCTACATGGCCTTTAAGATTCTCTAACGTATTTTTTTGTAACTGTAATTTAGAACGTTGTTTGCTTACCTTAAGATCATCACCATGTAACTGGTTAGCCCTAAGATCTTTAAGTCTTTGCTTCATTGAATCTAATTCTGGCTGTAATCTTTTATCTCTCAAGATTTGCTGTTGTTCAATATTGTTTGTTTCTTCAGGATTGAATGCTCGAGTGCTTTCGTTCATATAAGGGTCATCAAAACCTTTTTTAACTAAACTATTATTAATACTGTCTATTTGCTGCTGATGATTAGCTATAGAATCTTTAAGTACATCAGATTCATAGTTAGGCTTATTATATAGATTATCTAGTATGCTTGTTTGATCTGGTGACAGCTCCAGTGCATTGTCAGCACCAGCATTAATAAAGTCACGCATGTGCGGCATGTCTTGAATTTTATTTACTTGGTTAAGTTCTTGATCACTCCATTCTGTAGCAGGTTTCTTCAATGTATCCCAAGTACGATCTAAAGTATTAACTGTAGTATCTGGCACCTCAGGTAATGCATCAAGCTTAGCTTTCACATCAGCAAGTTTACTTCCAAGCTGATCACTATAATGCTGTAGGGTGTCTTCGTTAAAGGTTTCATAGCCTTGATCATTATATTGTGGTGTTCTATCTAGGGTTAAATCTTCACCCCAGGGATAAGTTAAATTAGCTTTAGCTGCATATTTAGCATCAGCACCATAGTTAGCCATTTCAGATTTAAAAGCACCCATCTTGTCAAATATAGCTTGCTGTAGAACTGGATGGGCATTAACTAGATTACCATTATCAAGCTGGCTACCTGCTACCTGTTGCGCCTCTTCGTTCTCAATCCCTGGAGTTCTACCAACTAAACTGTGTATTCCTGCTCCAATTAAAGTAGGCCACAAAGCGCCCTGAAGGATATGTAAAGTAGGATCGAAGCCTTCTTGTTTTTGATTATAGTATGAAGCTGTATTAGCAATACCTGAAAAAGCTAAACCTTCACCTGCACCTGCAATAAATCGTGTTACTTTTGTGCCAGTTTTAGCCAGATTAAAGGCTGGTGCAGCTAACTTAGATATTCCTAATTCGCCTATCTTGCCTAACCCACCACCTACAGCTAAGCCAGTCGGGTCTAACATACTGCCCGCAAAACCAACTCCATCTAATGACCAGTTAGCTAATTTACCCCGTTGAGGTGCAGCTGCTAGTATATCTTGTCTTTGAGTTTCAGCTGCTTGATTATGTAATTCAAAATTTATCTCATGCTGAGAGCCACCATTTGGAAATCTATGTTGTAATGCTTGAGGAATATTAGATGCTGGCACAAAAGGACCAGGGTCTAAATGTTGTATGGCTTGTGAGGTAGCAAAGTTTCCTACTGTACTTGTAATATTATTATCAAATGCACTATCAAATGTTGCTCCAACCTCTTGGCCAAAAGTTGAAGGAATAGTAGGTGATCTAGGTACTGTCTCTGGTACTTCATTCGTAGGATCTTGAGGTACAACCATATCAGGCATTAGGATCTTCTCCAGTTAAAGCTTTAACGGTTGCAGTGGCTGTGTTTTTACTTCCTGGAATACTAAAGTTCTTAAAATAGGATTTTAAATTCTGATATGTAGGATTGCCAAATGCAGTCTTAGTAAACCAATTATGATACTGACCATACAAAGCATGTTGTACTTCAGGTGTTGGATTAACTAGCTGACTAAGCTCTGTTTGTATAGGCTTACCATCTGATGTACGTACAATCTGACCTGTGTTATCTCTAAACATATACCCATTAGGAACATTCACTACTTGGTGTGAGGCCATTAAACTATTTGCGTATAGCTCTTCACGCTTCTTAGGAACATCACTAAACTGAGGGTCAAAAGTTGTAGGAACTTGTAATCCTTGCCCTACACCTTTATGAAGTTGATATTGAAGTAAGGCGTGTACAGATGATTTATCTACTGCATTACCTGCATTATCAGAGTATGGAATAGTATATGGGCTACCATTTAAACTATCAGTTTGATAATGATCATTAAATACTACGTCAGCTGCAGCTTGATCAGGATTAGCCCTATTTGTTGCATGATAATATGCTGCCAACTGAATAGCACTTGATATATAATTATTAATACTGCTTATAGCATCTTTACCATTTTGAGATGTAGCTGCTTGAGATCGCATTATATTAAGTACTGGGTTAGCTTCTGATATTACATTAGCTGAAATAGAAGATGCAGTAATTGCTTTTCCAGCTGAGTCTGCAGGCACATTTTTCAACCATTCTTTAGTGCTTTGCCCAAATGCCTGGTTAACATCATCACTATGTTCTTGTGTGCGTGGATCTTGTAGTACATTCCAGGCCACTAATGGATTTGTATTTGCATGTTTAGTGTCACTATACATTTGCTGCAGAGCTAAATTAACGTGCTGCTTATTATTTCCTACTAGCGGAACTATTTGATTTTGTACAAAAGCTGCTTGCTGGCTAGGCTGTAGTGATGCCCACTGTTTATAAAGATTCTTAGCTTGTGAACTTGGCATTACTGCTAATTGAGCATCTGAATATCCCTGTTGTCGCTCCAAATTTAAAGCAGCATCTGTT